TCAAAAACTTTGCTTCTTATCAAAGGTCCATCTTTTGCCGTTATAAGTGACAGTTCCATCCAAATTAATCGGCAACTCATTTAATGAGTAGTCATAGATTTTAAGAACATTCCCGTTCTTATCTAAATCAGCGGGTAGATTACAAGTATTCTCCATCCTGCCCGCTTCCGAAACCATGATCATGACTTGTGACATCACAAAGCCCTTACACAAATCGAGACATTCACATTACTATTAATAGTGTGAGCTGTGCAACCTGAGAAGATTAAACACAGCAATGTGATGATCGATGCAACTTTAGTACGTTTACACATATAAGTTACTTCTTTAAAAATAGTGCTCGCTCAGCTTCTCTTCGACGCACTAGGCCTTTCATGACTTTGCCGCCTGCTTTGTTCCAAACTAGGAATTGATCAGCAGCGCCTTGATAGTCGCCTTTATTAAGCAACTTGAGCAATGTTGAGCCCTTAAAAGCACCTGAACCAATGTTGTAAGTCAGCGACACCAAAGCATCAAATTGGTTTTGAGATAAAGGTACACTAACCGATTCATTTACAGTCTTTTCAAATTTGGCTAAGTCGTGCTTAAAGTAAGTCTTAGCTTGTTCTGCTGTACAAGTATCCCCTTTTTTTACCTTCACGCCATTAGGATAAACTGTCGTACCGGTACCAATGGTCCAGATGCCCACACCATCGTCATAGGCTGTGAATCGTGTGCCTTCAAAACCAGATATTAGGTTTACACCATCATCACTTGTAGTTTTTCCACCTGGCGCAAGTTTTTCGACCACTTTATTTAAATCATCTACTTGTGCTTGTGTAAGTTTGCCACCTGCAATTACTCGTGCAGCATCAAAGAAGTTTTTAACTGTCATGGCTCACCGCCTGTAATATCATTCTTAGCCTTCTTAATTTCTTTAATTACTTCGACAATCGTCTTGCCTTCCTGTTTATCAATGAAATTAAAGACCCACCTAATCAAAGCCCAACCGGGTAAGCCGCATACAAAGAAAAGTCCACCTATTGCAAACCATCCCCATGTATCAGTTGCCCAAGCATGTAAACTAAACTTCATAATAATTAGCGAACCGCCAGCAAGACTTGATACAACAGTACAAATTAAACCTACCGCCCATTCTTGAGGCGATCGTGGCATTCGTGTCATTAATACAACTGCCGCAACTAGAGCAACAGCTAGTGTCACCATAATTGCAACACCATAGAATTTTAAAATTGCAGCAAAGCCGCTTGTGGAAACTGGTTCCATAAATACTCCTAATTCTTTGACAATAAAAAAGCCCTAACTTATTTGAAGCTAAGGCTTGTGTGGTTTGGTTGGGTGATTCAACCAGATGAAATTTATGGTAATCTATTGATGAGATATTTTTTCAGATCTTGAAGATATGTTAAGAACTTTAAAGCAACATAAAATACAAATATTTTTAATATTTATTTCAATATCATTTGCTTTTCTTATAGAAGCATTGATTAGTGATCCTTTCGATGATCTGTATTTTTTAAGCATGGCAGGCGCAATAACTGCTTTAAGCTTAGTCTGCTTAAAAGTTTACAGACAGTATAAAGAAGAAGCAGAATGAAGTTGAGATCAATATTTGTGCTCACTGTGATCAGTATCGGATCACAAGCACATGCTAAGTTTGTTGAAGATACTGATATTACAGACTATTTAAATCGGCTATTAAAACAACAAAAAGTTGTTTCGATACCTCCAGGCTCGTATAAAATTGATGCAACAAAATCAATCACTCCAAAAAGTGGAAGTGATATACGCTTAGACCCTAAAACCACATTAAAAGTCATACCAAACTCAAGCGGAAGCTACAGAGTATTCAACATAAAAAATACAAGTAATGTAAGAATATCAGGTGGATCATTGGTCGGTGACAAATACACTCACCTGAATAACGCTGGCGAATGGGGCATGGGAATCGAAATACGCGACTCTCAAAACATCTCAATATCTGATATGAATATTGATAAGATGTGGGGAGATGCGATTTATGTCGGTACAAGTGGCAGGAACTCGACGTATAACATCAGCTTAAAGAACATCAGAATGAACGATAATAGGCGCCAAGGTATTTCAATTATCTCAGTGAATAAGTTGCTTGCATCAAATATTACTGCAACAAATACAAGTGGTGCTATGCCAGCGAGTGGCATAGATATCGAGCCCAATAATGGATCTATGGTCTTAAAAAGTATTGTTTTGAAGAATATTAAAACATCAGGAAATCAGGGTTCAGGCATCCAAATTGGTTTGAGCAGATATGACAACTCAGCAAAACCCGTATCTATTACAATAGAGAATCATCAAGACTCCAATTCGGGGCATGGGCTTTTGCTTGGCGCGATAAATAAAAAAACTATAGGTGCTGTATCTATACAATCCAATGCATCCAGAAATTGCTTCAATTCCTGGAGTAACAATACTGTGAAAGTTAATATTGTCGGTGCAACAAGCATATCAAACTCCAAAGGATGTAATGGGCATCTTAAAAACTCAAGTATCTCTCTAAAATAATTTTGGGCATTTAACTTAAAATGAACTTTGTAATCAAAAAGAAAAGTGCATATAGCTTTTTTTTAGCACTATTCGCCACTTTCATAATTGTGCTTGTACCTTGGGATGCGCTTCGAAGTTCAGAGTATGTCGATAGAGCAAACTACGTAAGTTATATAGATCACACTCTAAATAAAACCCTATGGTTTGATTATGACACCCTGCTTTCAAAAATAAGTTTTGAATGGGGTTGGCATAAATTACTATATATAGCTACAGAAAATGGTCTAAACTCTAGCAATATTTTCATGATTGTTAGCTCATTGATCATGTTCTTTTCCATACTTTTGGTTATAACAAGAACAAAATATTATGGATTTTTGCTTTTAATTAACCCAGTTTTTATAGACTTCTGTTTCTCACAAATGCGTTTAGCATTTACAATGTCGTTGATTTATTTCGCTTACATTCTTTATCAGCGAAAGAATCTTTTATATATCCCAATTCTTCTATCTACACCATTTTTTCATACTTCTGCTGTGATTTTTATTGGCGTTTTTCTTGTTGCTACAAAATTAGAGCAATCGAAGAAACTCAATTTCATGTTCAAAAACACAATTGCGATCATGGTCGGTTTGGTGCTTGCTATTGTCACCGGGCCACTCATGTCGCAAATTTTGGGACAACTCGGGGATCGACGAGCGGAATATGAAGACATGTCATCTCCTGTCCTATATATGAGTTTTTGGGTAATTTACTTTGTTTACTTGGCAATTAAAGCCTATAGAGAAAATCTCGAAAGAAACGCCTTCTTCTATATCAGTTTAATTATTTTAGGAATGGTATTCTTTAATGTATTTTTTTCAGGATACTCTTCGCGTTTCTTAGCAGCATGTTTCCCAATCATTATCATTGCTCTTTTACAGCTTAAGTCTAGAGAAAAAACTTTAGTAATGTTTGGATATCTTGCATATACATTAATGCTATGGTTTTTTTGGGCCACTTAAAAAAGGGACTTAAAGTCCCTTTTTTATGAACAAAAATACGAATAGTTAAAAGTCACAGCAGTTGTTGCTACTCCATTTCCAGCTCCATCTTGCAATTCAAAAATTACATTTCCCCCAGAAATGCTAATTACTTTTAACTCATATTCACTTGTATTTAATGGGATTGTTGCATATGCAGTTCGAATCTGGGCACTTGCATGCTTAGGAACAGTAACTGTGACGCGCCCTGCTGTATCTGTTGTTAGTTCTGGTAGCACGATTTCACCAGACCACCCCTTAAGTCCTGTAAAATCATTACCCGTTGTTCCTGTGCGTGTAACAGTTCCGACAACTTCTCCGATGAACTTATTGTTATTCCCTGTAACTGTTAAATTCCCGCCGATACGACCAATAATCGTATTGTCTGACCCACTAATTTGCACATTACCATCAGTTTGAATATTTACAGTGTTGCCAGTGCCTGAAACTGCTAATGCTGTAAGACACTCAGTAGCAACAACTTGCAAGTTATTGTAATTCCCAGCAAGTGAAACACCCGTACCTGTCGCACCGTTTACAGTTATTGGGCCATTGCCATAAGTACCGTTAATATTAACTCCGTTCCCGACCGCAGAACTTACTTGAAGATTATACAAGTTGTGTGAGTAACGAAATTGTGCGGCAGTTTTAGCGCTATTCTTAATGATACCTCTGTAGCGGTTAAAACCCTTACCACTGTATCCAGTAAGCTCTTGAATCCCTTGATCGGTAAATGCGCCACCGTCAATCAGAATTTCAAAGTCATTATGATTGCCGCCTTGATTCACAATCGCTTGCCCAACTTTTTCACCTATCACATTAAAGTGATTCATTGTCGGATTGTTTCCAACAACAGTACCTTGTACAAACTGAACTGCTCTATCACATTCGGTAATAAAAATACGATCGTAGCTATTATATTTCGCGCTATTCTGTACAGAAATACCGTTCGTCATATTGCTGATGTAATAGTCAGAACCACTATTAGCATGAGCTGGCGCATGTGCAGTTTCAGCGGGGTTTTCTATCTCGTCATACCCCGTGATACGTAGACCGTGAAAAATCCCCTTGAAAGCCGTCGGGGCTACCACAATATCGCGTGTGTGGTTATAAGAGGCTCCAATATGCTCCACACCCATGTGAGTGTTCAAGAATGCAATATTATACGCGACATTGAACCTGCTTCGTCTGTCTGACGCACCAATTTCCCCCATCCCGAAACTAAGGCCAAGCTGACCGTCGCTCACGATATTCTTAATTGTGTTTCTTGTGCCACCCTTGATTTTTACTACTGCATGGTTGTTGTTTGTGCCACCGCTAATCGGCCCTGATTTATCCTGGACGATATGCAAGCCATCGATCATTATGTCTGATGCCGCAAAATCAGATTCTAAGACAATAGTTGTTGGTGTTGTCTGATTGATCACATGGCTATTAGATGTGACTGATTTATTTGTTGATAAATGCACCGGTGTAGTTAATGTTTCATTGTTATCGAAATCAATGTTGTTGTATTTTGATAACGCATCAACTATACCCGATGACCAGAGATTTACACTTTTCCTTTCGTTTTGCTCTGCATTAATCTCTTTCTGTGTCTTATTGCCATCAACTACTAATTCAGTAGTTACTACCCCTAACCAATCACCAATATCATTAACATCATAAATCGTTACACCATATCTTGATTTAACAATAAATCTATAACGCCCAGATAAAAGATAAATTGGTGCTTCGCCCCGTTCATCAAGAATTATTGGATGCGTATTTGGTGTTGTTCCTTCTGCATCTGCAAAAGTGGCCTTAGGTGTGGTAGTTCCTGATTCATATGCAAACACATTTCCACCCACCAATGGGTGTCCACACTTATCTTCAAAATGTGCTTTTAGTTGCATCACTGGTGCGAGTCTTGCCATTTTTATTTATCCATAAAAAAGCACCCAACTGGGTGCATTAAATTACAATGAAATTTATTCGGGATGGATTGAAGTACCCTTGCGTGTTATCCCCACCATAGGCACATATAATCCTGAATTTGGTGGTTGTCTGTGCAAATCCACCATCTGGGTTGGCTGCTTGTGCATCACCACCACCTTGTCTTGTACATGTCGGGAGTACACAATAATTTGCATCAGGCATTGGTGTTTCTAGCTCAACCTCAAAGAGTCCCATGCTTATTCTTGTGGCCGATTTAAAGTTGCCACCTGTTCCAATTTTCTCCCCGTCGCCCGTGAAAGAACCATAACCACGAACCGCAAATATAGGCGCATCACCAGAAGCTAAATCTTTCTTCTCGAGCTTCTTGTCTTGCAGGGTTTTTACAGCCTTTGAAGTCGCTAATGTCTTTGAATCATCGACATCTAGAGCGTCACTTGTTTTAAGATAAAGTGGATCTATCTTGTCATTTTCATCCAATGGCGCTAAGCCACCAGCGACACCTTTTTGAGCTTCAATGCCTTGCTCAACAATGGTATTCAGCGACTCTTTGACTTGATTTAATTCATCCAAGCCGTCTTGTACTTGTTGAATAAATTCATCTAGTTCAGTGCTTGTTACATATCGGGAAAGTTTGTTTGTATCAGCAATAAGAACTCCATCCGCCGATAAAACCCTTACCCGATACGCCCCATCATCTAAATAGATATTGGCACGCCCTGCTTCATCCAGAATAATTGGGTTGGTGTTCTTGGCTCCCCCATCAGGATCAACATAAGTCGCTTTGGGCGTTGTTGTTCCTGATTCGTAGGTCCACACCTGCCCACCTGTCAAAGGTTTCCCGTTGTCATCAACAAATTGAGCTGTGACATTGGTCATTAATGGATACATATTGACCTCAAATAAAAAACCGCCCGAAGGCGGTTGTGTGTTTTGTTTGGTTTTACTGTCTTGTTGACCCTGCACCACCAAGCAACCCAGCTTGAACGAGACGATCTATAAGAGACTGTTCTTGTGCAGTCGGTGGAATTGGCGCTATAGGTGAACCAGATACATCAGGGCGTAGAGCATTGTTTACAGCACGATTGTCGGCAATGTCTTTAACAGGAGCTAAAAGAACGCGAACACCCGGTCTGTTAATGATTCCCCCCAAATAATTCATTAAAGCTGCTGATGTATTTGAGTTGTTCACATAAGAATGAGGTGGCTGAGTAACTAAGTACTGCCCAGCTTTCCCGATGTCTTTAAGGTTTTTAAGTTCGTCAGGTGAGAACATGGTAGCAAGTCGTCGATCACCGATAGCATCTAAAGCACGCTTCATTCCTGCTGGGCTAAATTGACCATTCTGGTTGATTGCTTTATTCGAAATGAATTGAACAACTTGCTGTTTAATATCATTAACAGCTTGAGGATTAACATTGTTGAGTAGCTCAATGGTTCTATCAAGCTCATTAACATTTCCATTTAAGATATGTTTATTGAACAGCTTGTCTGGCTCAACACCCTTTCTCACATCTTGTAACAAGGGCATACCTTCAATCTGATTTGCATTGAATTGATTAGCCTGTCGTGCAAATTGATATGCTTGAGCAGCATCATTGCCACTAGTCAACAACCCCTGCATTGCTTCAGCTTGGCGCTTATTCAATGCATCACGAACCAAACCAATTGAGTATGTCGAACTTGTTGGCTGACCCATTTGCAATGATGATTTGTATTCACGGTTGAGGATTTTGATAAGTTCTTCCGATTTTCCTAAAGTGAACTTATCTGGATTGTCTGCCACATCTTTTATGATCTTTTGAACACTTGGTGGCAAGCTTGAGAGCGCATAATTTTGATCCAGAGCAGTGAAAGCATCGTTTGCGAATCCGCGGCCATCAATAACTACATCATTACCAGCTGCTTTTTTTGCAGCATCATATGCAGCACCAATGAATTGCTTGTTCTGATCAAGTTGTGAATTCAAAGAGCTAATAGCGCCTTGCATTGCTCCAAATTGATCTGTTGCATTACCACCTGTACGCTCAGCAGCCTGATTTAAAAGGTTTTGGAGTTGCACATTGTCATCAATTAACTTACCTCTTAGCTGATCACCTGCACCTGAAAGTTTTGCAAGTTCAGCTTGCTTTTGCCAATCGATTGCATTACCTGTAACTTGAGCCTTAGTTCCCTTCAAACCTAAACGATCCAAAACAGCCTTTCGAGCAACTGCTTCGGGATTAAGGTTCTTTCCTGCTTTTAAGGCATCACGTGCTTCTTTACGTAAACCATTAGCGACATCATCAGATAAATCACCAAGAGACATACCTTGTTGTCTCAAAGCATCATCAAGATTCTTATCAATGGCTTGTGCTGTTTGTTGAGCAGCTCGTGAACCTGTGTTTTTTAGTGATCTTGCAACCTTAGAAACACCCTGCCCAACCTTTTCACCAATTGCGGCACCAGCTGCGCCACCAATACCACCTAGTGCTGCATTTTCTAAACGCTGCTTGCCATTCTCAGCAAATCCTGCACCGCCAATCGCTGCGCCAACTGCTGCATTTTGTGCTGCAACACCTGCGCCAGCTTTTGAAAGAATCGCGGCTCCCTCATAACCTCGACCTAAAGCACCTAATGGGGCAGTAGCAGCTATTTGCCCACCTAGACGTGCTACATCATAGCCTTGACCCGCTTGTTGTCGACGTGCTTGATGAAAGTCTTGAATATCCTTCCGTTGATTAGTAAAGCGATCATATGCGCCAGTATCAAAGCTTGTGCCTAATGCAGCGTTTAATCCTTGACCTAGCTTATCACCTGCATAAGCAAAACCTTGTACTACACCAGCTCCAAGATCAGAGGCACCAAGCAATGCAGACTCCCATAACCTTGTAGGCCCCGCTGCTTTAGCTTGTTCTTGCATAGACTTCTGCTGTGCTGCTTGCCAATCAAAAGGCTGTCGAGTTGCTGATACTTTAATTGGTTGTTGAACACCAAGATCTTTCTGAAGATTGAGCCCAAGTGTTTTAGCTATATCGCTATCAGAATAGCCTTCCTTTTTTGCCATTGAGATGCGCTTACCAAAGCCAGCATTTGAAGCTAGGCTTGAGTAGATCTGTTCATCTGTGAAGCCTTCTTTTTTTGCAGTTGCAATACGGGCTGAAATATCATTTTGACTAGCCATTTTAAACACCTATTCCAACTGACTTTAAGTCCACAAATTCTGGCTGAAAATCGGATTTAGCCCCAATTCCAACGCTTGCAAGATCAACCATTTTTGGTTGGAAATTAGAAGAAATCCCAACTTTCTTTAAATCAACAAACTCAGGTTCAAAAGTACTTACCTTGTTACCTAATTGCTTGTTGATAAAGTCCCAAGAACGCTTGTTTTGGGCATAGTTTGATGACGGTAGTGACGCCCAAGTTCCACCAGATTTTTTAATAGCAGTGCCGAAATCTCCCTTTAAAACGTATGGTAGCGCGCCAATCTGATCAAGCAGGGCAATCGCTCCAATATCTTGAGACTGTGGCGAGAAATCTCTAAGACCATACTGTCGAGATAACCCATTCCATGTGTCATTTAGAAATTGATAACGTCCTGCTGCTGTCGTGTAATTCTTCTTGCCATCTGTTTGGGTAAATGCCTTACGAATGTTTGGATGTCCTGATAAATCATCAAATCGCTGATTACCGAACAAAGTGTTATAGCCGTGCTTAACGCCTTCTGCACTTGCGATTAAATCAAGCATTCGGCGAGCATTTGGATTATTAAGCAATTGCATATATTTTTGAGCTGATGCCATAACTTTTCCTCAGGCAATAAAAAACCCTCCGAAGAGGGCTTTTTAGAAATAGATTTTATTGATTTATTCCAACTGATTTTAAATCAACTGTTTCAGGTTTATATAACTTAAAACCCTTCCCTCTTGTTGAGCATGCTACTTCCCATATTGCTTCATCAATTGTATCAGGGAATATTATCGAGAAGTCAGAAGCAGGCTTTGTCGATGACTTTATTACACTCCCACTTTCACTATAACTAATAGTTGCTAAATTCTTCGAAGCTTTGCTAGGACACAAATATCTAATTAGTGTTTTGGATTCAGTATAGTATAGATCACCATTTAGCTTTTTCTGGGTTGCTTTACTCCATACATCTACAGTTTTGTTGGTTGCATCATATTTATAAAAACTTTTATCAATAAAGAAATTTTGGCCTCCACCAGCTGCAACATATACCCAATCTGCTGCGAAACATAAATTAGAAACACTGAAGCCTAATAATAATATTAACTTTTTCATAATAATCCCCCACCTTGATGAGGGAATTTATATCACACTTATTTACCAAACAGAATATTGTTCAATTTTGCTTGGCTTTGAGGTTGTGTATTAGCTGGCGCATTATTTCGATAAGGCACAGTAGAAGGCCTTTGCGAGTTCATTTCAGCATACTTATTGTTCAAGCTACGAATAGTCTCTAATGCCGCCTGTCGAACCTGCAATGGAATGGTTGGATCATCTAACTGGCCAGCCATTTGCTTATACATTGCAACATCCTTGTCGGATTGCGGCCCTGACATTTTCGGCATAAGTGCCACTAATTGACCGCCTAATGTTCCAAGCTTACCAGTTGCCACATCACCCGGAGTTGCTAAGCCAACTCCACGTGCTAACAGATCGATACCTCGACCTGCATAGCTTGCTGTAGCTTGCGGCAAGATTCCTTGAATCTCATCGAGCACGGCATTAACTCTACTAATACGTTGCTTTTCTTCATTCTGCGAAGTAACCGTACTATTGGACCCTTTTGGTTGAACTTGGATAGGCGATCCTCTCTCATCTGAGATTCTTACTCCTTTACCTCCCGGATAAATGGCATACATATAACCATCGTTCCCCATCTCTGTTCCAATAGGCTTGTTCTTCGCTAACCATTCATCAAGTTGCTGTTTTCGGCTAAACTGTTGAGCATCCTGAGCTCGGTTTTTATCTGCTGTTGCTGCTGCAGTGTCAGTCGCATAACGGGATGCATCAGTTGTGCGGATATTGTTAGCAACAGATGTAGCGTTGTCAGCCGCATTATTCGCAGACTGGTATAAAAGTGGTGCTGTATTTTTATCTGTAAAGGCTATACCTCTGGCATAGTTCTTTACTTCGTCTGGTGTCATAGCTTGAAGAAGTGAAAACTGATGAGAGTAATCGTCAGGCGTAATCCATCCAGTTCGCTGCAAAGCATCCAACCCAAGTAAAACTTGACCTTTATCACCAGTCATAGCAGCCTGTTGAAAAACTCCTTGTATAGCACCAAACTTCTTCTGAGAATTATCTAACGTAAAACCGCCTGCTTGGGCATTATTCTTGGTAGCCTCACTGTTTGTTTTGCCTATTTCCGCTTGGGCCTTAAGTAAATCAATAGCATTTTTTTGTGCTGTTACTTGATCACTCTTAAGAACCTGATTTAACTGTGGAGCGAAAATAGAATTGTTAGCAAAGGCTTTTTGTTCATCGGGTGTTCCAAGTTGTCGCATTTGATTAATTCGACGACCTAGAACCATTTGGCCCAATGCACCACCAAGATTGCCGAGCATTTCATTAGTTTGCTGTTGCTGCAATTGAGCACGTTCTGCTCCGCGAGTAATGATACTTGGATCAAGCATTTTAAACTCCTTAAATCATTCCACCGGTATAAAACTTCGCTGCAGTATTGGCTAGGCCTAACATAGTTTGGAAATCATTCGCACGCTGATTGCCTGCTGCGATTGTTCCTGCTGCCTGAGCATTTGCACCAGCCATGGTGTTATTTGCAATTGCTTGCCCTGTCTGCATACCAGCATTACCAACACCTGCGGCAGCGTTCTGCCCCAGCCCAACAATATTAGAAAGCCGGTTATATTTATTGGTTTGATCCGCATTAAAGCGGTTATAGGCATTTTGGTATTCCTGGCTTGCAAAGTTCTGCCCATAGTTGGCAAGCGCTTTTTGCGTTGCACCACTCAATAAACCACCTGCCGCTGCTGCACCAGATTGGACTGCATCAAGACCTTGATTTAAGCGGAATTGATAACTTGGGTCGTTATAAATATCCTGACCATTATAGGTCTGCATAAACTGGCCGTTTTCACCCATTCCGCCCATAAGGCTTTTGAGTGCATCTGTACCAGCATTCATATATGGCTGCTGATCTTGTCGCATTTGATCGAACATTTGTTTTTGTACGTCAGTTGCGCGGTTAGAGGCATCAACCATTTGACCGGCTGCTTCTTTCTGCGCTTTAGCCTGTTTGTTTGATCCAGTGATTGCACCGATTACATTACTCATGTCATCACCTTTATAAAAATTGTTTCAGATTTCTTGAACCCTTTTCTTTCCCATAACTTGCCCCTGTACTCTGGATCTAAGGTAGCAATTGCCCAAGTCATGCAGCCGTGTTTTTTTGCATATTGCTCACTAAACTGAATCAACTTCATTGAATGTTGGCGATGCTCAGGATGCACAAAGATTGCGTCAGTTCCTGCTTGTTTTTTACCTTTAAATCTAGCAAGGTCATACATAACCATCCAATGAAAACCAATTGGATGACCGTTTTTGCGCATTACTAAGCAATGGAACTGGTCAAGGTCTTCGGACTGCTGGTATAGCTCGCTATCAAAGTCGAGTGGCAGGCCATATAGTTCTTTTTCAACAAGATCATGTACCATTTGGCAAAGTGGCATGATCTGATCTATGCAATCAATCCACCTTTCCCGCCTTACAGTAATCATGGTGCCTCGTTCAGTTTATTAACTGCCTTTACAAGGTTGTCTAAAAAGCTTCGCCACGGTTGGGTTAGGCGTCCATTACTATCTAAAAGTGGATGTTGGTATGGAGGAATTAAATTCATTGACTCACCCTCACTTTTGCGCCTGTGATTACAAGCTTTGATGCATCTGTCATACGGAAGCGAAATACACGGCTAAAGGACTGCCCTAGACGCCTAAAGATCAATCTTTTTTCATACTCGCCAATACCACCTAAGTCTTCTTGTCGTGTATAAGACCAAGTACGGCCTTTATCATTTGACCAGTCGAGCATTAGCATGGGTTTTGCATCGACCTCCTGCCCCATTTGAGCCACAATTTCTAATTCGTGGAAAATCAGTCGTTGTGTTTGAGGATTGATTACCGGAGTAATACGCTCTCTTACAATAGTGTCGCCATCATCAGTTCTACTATTTAGAGTAAGCTCGTATATTTTCCCGTTTTGACGGTCGCCAACCAGTTGCTTGCCATTAAAGAAACAGTGAACAAAGGCGCGATGCTGCTCATGTAAGTAGGTTTTAGGATTAAAGTAACTACGTTCATGCCACATTTTGGTTGTGCCATCGTAGCACCATGTTTTCTTAGCACTTGGGAAGGTTATTAGAAGGAATGAGTGCCCATTTTCTTGATAAGAAATACTGTAGGCATCCTCAATACTCTTATAACTTGAGATATCGGCTTCGATTGCATGATTGGAAATTCGAGAAGTTGTAAAACCTTCCGTAATTACAATTACACCTTGACCATGTTCTGTTCGAGAAACCCAAGCCAAGCTCCCTCCAAAACGGCAAACTGAAGCAGGCGCAACACAGCCAGTGGGAATAACTGCTCCACCCATACGCTGAAAAGGTGCATCACTAGAGCCAGTAGAGCTCCAGATTTCTGTAGTCTTTTCACCAATAAGCCAAAGCTGATCGTTGTTTTCAATGCATCGTACAAGGTTGTCAGATTTGGCCTCAGCAGTTGCGTAATTAAGTGCGCTAGTGTCAGTAGATAACAGGTTAGACCACTGAAACCGTCCAGATTGCGGTACAGTCCAAATAAAGCGAGAATCAAGTGAAGTCACATCTGATGCGCCAAAGAATTCTCCAAGTTCAAGTTTCTTTAAAGTATTACTCTTAAGATCCAAACTATAAGAATTATTACTTACAATCATCAACTGAACAGAATTATCAGCAAAATATACTCTTCCAATTCCACTGACTTCGCCTAACTCTTTAACAGTATTGTCCGCTTTAATTGATAAAAGCTTTTGCCCGGCAACTACAAAAAAGCGGTCACTCATGGCGTACATACCACGAATATAACTGTCAAACTCAAATTTCTTAACTAGCCCAGCAGTAGGAAGTAAAGCGGCAACTTGTGGCGCGTTCCCACTTTCAACTACTTGTGGGAAAAGATTAAGTGTGCGCTGACAATCCACTGACCAGTTTTCAAGGTGGTATGATTGCCCAACTATAGGAATATCAATAACGGTGCTCACCATGGCATCCAACTCCTACAGGAATATCATTATTGGCATATGCTGGAACTGAATTGCTTGATTTAAGCATTTCTATTGCATTGCTTTGGTTTTGGACCACACTTAATGGCGGCTCTGTACCAAACATTGAAGCTATCTCAATTGCCAATGTCAGTTTTAATGGGCGTTTGTATTGCGGTGGTAGAGGGATTTCATCTTTAGGTTTGAGGTTCTTAGGAAGCGTATAAACCTTCAATTTAAGCTGCTTGAAGTTTCCTTCTTCAACTTTAAACACCCATGCATCAGGTTCTTGCCAGTACTCAACAGGGGCATAAACTGGTGGAGTTCGGTTTGTATTACGTGCGAGCTGAATTTTGCAGCCATCAAGCCAAGCATCATCAGACACCATAGAAATGTCAGCAATCATGATTGGTTTTGGTGTCTCAGTAGTACACCCACAAATACATTCGCAAGGATCTTCTGCAGGTTCATCTGGTGTGCATACTGGGCAATTTAAAATCTCGTATTCACAACAGTCTTGAATGTCTGCTTTATTGCCAATACGGTACTCGCCTGCTCCATTAAGCGGAATGATTAGAGTATTTGCTTTGTATATATAAAGCTTATCTAAAGCCCATTGGTCCAAGAGATCTTGCAAGCATTCAATGCCATCAGCCAGTTCATCGCCACTAGCACGTTCACCAGAAGCCAAGATTCCTAGCTTCTTCATAGCAGACTCTACAATCTTACTGACGATCATGACTGCTCCTTAAGATGGTTATTGATTTTCTAGCACAAGCTTTACAAGCGCTGGCTTTTCATCACGAGAACCATACTTAATGCCTTTCTCATCTAAGATGGCTCTTAAGTCGTTGGCCCCCATTGCAGAATATTTATATTGTGCATTTTCTTTAAGGAGTTGCTCACGCTCCTGATATACTGCGTCATAAACTTCTTGTGGAACACCTGCCTCTGCTGGTGCTGCTTTCAACTCTTCCTTCAAGCGATTAACTTCGCCCTCAAGATTGCTTACAACAGTTGCATGTTGTTCTGCAGAAGTAGCAAGTTGCTCTTGCGCTCTTTCAAGCTCAATAGTTTTTTCACCCAACTTGTTTTCTGCTTCAGTTAACTTTTCAGCTAATGCATCAAACCGCTCAACAGAAACATACGCATCCAAATCAATTTCTTGAATGCCGTCTTCCGAATCATTAGCGCCTTCAATGTTTACTGGCTCTTCTAGTTCATGATGCTCAACCCAGCCATCTGCTTTTAATTCTTCTTCATGCTCTTCTGAAACTGCTGTGTTGAATTCAAATTTATTTAAATCGCCCTTGTAGAGCATTTTTGGGTAATCCATATCTTTCTCCAAATGAGAAAGGGGCCGAAGCCCCTATTTATTACTGAACAATACCTACACGACCAGCATGGTTGCCACGAACTGTTTTAAACCCATACAACACATCAAGACGTGTATCAGTATCTAAGTTAGTAATGTTGCCACCTGTTTGGATCGTTAAAGCAAAGTTATCTGCTTTAAACATATAACCTTCAGCATTTGGAATCACACCAATTGGCACAAATGCAGCAGCAAATGCATGTGGATCAAAACATAAAGCTTGATCTACAACTGCACCAGCAGCACCAACGAATGTTAAAGCTGCTGAATTATCTGGACGATCAGTTACGTTGGCGTTTGCAGCTAAGACTGAACCAATCATGTTTGGTTTAATTTCAGGGTAAATTTTGATCGCCCCAGTAGCACCAGCCGCAGTGAAGTCTTCAAGAACAACAAACTGCATTGGCTTACCATAGGTTTGACGAGTAAGCGGGTGAATCATATTTACCCCAGCAATTGTAAATACTTGACCTGCTTTAATAGTGTCCCCAGCAGTAAGACCGCCAATTGCCAAGAGGCCGCCCGATTGGCCAGCACCATTAACTGTTACACCTGTAACTTTGCTACCGTTGGTTAATGTCCAAATGTGCTCTGATTCAAAGAAGTCGAAACCACGCGCACGGCCTACATAACCTTCTTTATATTGTTTAGCAATTTCAGCATTTGGGTTGAACAATGTACCGCTGTTGTCTACAAGCGTATTTGTGAAATCACTTGACAGTAAGGCTTTGCGATCTGTGTCTGGCGATAAAGCTCGGTTCATCATCCCACGCACACGGCCAAATGCAGCCAAAGGGTGAGGCTCCGAATTTGTTTGCAGTGTAAAGTTATTAACTGTGTTAATAGCTCGCTTCAAAATATCCGCATCCACCACCGATGCTAAAGAGTTTACCGCAGGCTTTAAAAAACGTTCTTTATAGTCAGCAATATCAAGCTCACGTTCATATACACCGAACTTTAAGCCCACATGTTTATGGGTATCCACAGTGAGAACTACTTCTTCTTCCTGCGCATTAATACTTTGGTGATCAGGATTTAAGACATTACCATCAGTAACAACTGGTACAGGTGGGATTTTAATTTTTACAGAGTTGCCAATTTTGTAGCCATCGAGTTCTTTAGCAAACTCTTTTTCACGACTACGGCTAATTGAGCGAATAAAAATCGACTTTTCCAAAAGCATTGCAGCAGCTTCTTTGGCAATTTTTGCATGCGTTAAAATATTATTTGACATAGGTTATAGACCCCGTGATTTAAGGAATTCGTTATCTGACATCTTTTCAGCATCACGCTTAACTGATGCATTTGCTTGGACAGGTTTTATTGGTGGTGGAGCTTTTGAAACAGGAGGAGCGCTTTTTGTCGACTTAGTGCCGATGTATTGGCCAATTTTTAAAATTGCCTGTGCTGGAGACATCCGAGACAGTTCTAAATATGTGGCTTCGTCATCAAGCAGGTCTTTTGCCAGCAATAGAGTCTCTTTGGTCGATAAACCAAGCTCTACAAGCTGGATAGGCAAAGCAGGCAATTGCTCAGCTTTCTTGGCGTAATGATCAATATCAATACCTTCATCAGCCAACTCAGCAATAACAGCCTCATATTCAGCTTCACGCTGAACTTGCTCTGTTTCTTTTGATGCTTTGCTCTGCTTTTCTTGAATGCGACGCTCAGCCTCACTAATTCGCCATTCATCTAGCTTTTCTTCATATGCGTCGTGCTCTTTCAAGTACTCTTCATATGTTTCAAAGTCTTCGATTCGTGGTTTAACTGGCTTAGTATCACCCTGTGGTGCTTTCTTCTGAGCTTCATACTCTTTGAGTTTTCGCTCAGCTTCGAAAGCACGTTGTAAGGCTTGCTCGACACGCTCTTGTGCACGGCTTTTCTTTGGCTTTTCAGGTTCTGTTTTAGGCTCGCCATTTTGTTGTTGCTCACCTGTCTCAGGTTCCTGATTTTCTGTTTCTGGAGAATTTGTCTCTTGACTTTCTACACTTGTATTTTCCGTTGCAGTGGTTTCAACGACGTCTTGAGTATCAGAATTCGGATCCATTTTGTTGCTCCAAGTTTGGCAATAAATTACCTTCGATCAGTTGTGCGCCTTCCCCAGTCTGATCAGGACTAGGAGCGAAGTCTTCTTGTTGAACCGTTTCATCAGGCATTAAAAAACCCTGCTGTTCGGCAGGGTTCTGAATGCTAGGCGCTTGCTCAGGTGGTGGTTCAGGCGCACCTTGCAGCGGATAATCTTGTTTTGGCAAATCTGCCTGGTAGTCAGGTAATGATTCACCTTGTGTAAGCCATTGCTGTGGAACTTGATTTAGCCCAATATGCTCTTTAAGAAGAGCAACTGTTCCTTTCAGTTCTTCAACATCTGCACGGCTAGCAGCATTAATTTGTGCTACTTGCAAATCTTTCTCGGCATTAATGCGAGCTTTCAGTAACTCAAGGTTACGATCTTCAACCTTGTCTTGCACTTCTTTCTGTAGAGCTTCAAGCTCACCAGTAAGCTGCTGTACAAGTTGATCAAGCTGTGTGATTTGTGCTTTAGCTTGTTCAGGATTGATTTGTCCATCTTCAAGCACTTGTGGCGGCATTAACTTTTTCACGCGCTCTGCAATCTCTTTAGAATTCAAGAGAGGTGAATCTTTAATGATTAAGTCGCCAGCGGCTTGCATGATATTTGGCGCAAACTGAGCTAATTGCATCATTAATTGGAACGACTGCTCACGTTGGGTATTAAATGAAGGCCCTGTATCCATGCGGACGTCATAACGACCAACTGACATATCATTTAAGACGCCATCAATTGCCTTAGCCATTTCATCTTCATTCTGGGGTTTAGCATTAAGCCTAGCCATTTCTGACTCCCCATCTGCCCCAATAATGCGACGCACCATAGGAGTGTCGTAGTAAACAGGAAATAACCCCAACAAAATGCGCCCACAATGACGAATTGACTTATTGTCATTGTCTTGGAAGTGGAACTGAGACGTTTCACCCTGGCGTTGCAATAACCCAATTGCTTTACCTGATTGTTGATTAACATCTTGCCCCATTTGCGGAGCATGCATATTCAACGTATCAGCAATCAAAGTCTTTGCAGATTCAGAAGCGTTTAAAATGCCACCAGGTACTTGCGCTGAGCCAATTTTGATTGGTGCAGGACGTGGTTTGCCATTTTCATCAAGGTAGTCGTAGCGAAGATGCTTATATTTAGATGGATCATCCCATTCTGGATAGCCTTGAGTTGCCTTTCCATCAACCACAGTCAATTCATCTTGGTTTTTCTGAAGAATATTCGCTTCAGTTGATTTCCAATAGTTAAACAGGCGTTGTGGATCTTTAGCAAAATGTACAAGTGAGAAAATGTGTCGTTTGTCACCAATCCAGATTACCTCACCATAGACAGGTACAATCGGAATGTACTTGCCGGGAAAAACACCAGTTTCAAGAACTTTGCAGCCTGATAACTTAGCCCATTTGATTTCAGTACGTGTTGTATCGCGCTCATTAACTGTGAATGCTTTAAGATCTTCTTCATTGAAGCTTTGTAGCAAGACCGATTTAAAATCAGTCGTACCATCTTCAAGCATAATTAGCTTGTCCTTAACTTCGTCTTTATAGAAGTACTCAGCAATAAGGACAGTATTTTCAGTTTCATTGAACCAGTTCTCAATGCCATCCATTTCAAAGTCAGATACAGCATCTTGGCCGTACTGCTTTTCGATGGTGTCTTTACATACCCATTCACACACAAGCGCTTTGCTCATGTCTGAGCCATCCATTTCCCGCGATAGCGGATCAATTAGGACTGCTTCTGGGTTATGCACAGCTTTGAACTTTGGCTCCTGATTGAAGCTCTTTTCGTGGATGTAATCAGCAGTGATGCGGATAAACCCAACAGCACTATAAACAGCATTTTCAACCGCTATGTCGTTTACATCCTCAAAGTTGCTTGCTTCTTCCGTGTCTTTAATGAGACCAGCAAGAACCTTCGCCATTTCTTCATCGGCACCGCTGTCAACTGGCACAACTTGAATTTGAGGTCGGTTTTGCTTGTGAGTGTTTACTTGCTGACGGCAGTAAGTATGCACAAGGTTAAACTCTAGTGTTGGCTTACCTTCGGCTTGGCGCTTCTTGATAGCTTCACTGTCCCACTGGGCGCCTTTAACTGTCACAAACTCTTTATCTTCTCGACCTTGGCAGTAAATATCGTTCCAATAGTCTTGAGCATCGTCGCGAAACTTCTTTGCTTGAGCGAGAATGTCTTTTTCGTCTTTATCCATTTTATCCCATCCAAGATGAAGCGGCTTTAGGTGGAGGTGGTGCAGTTTTAGTCGGCTCGCACATCTTATTAATGTTTAATGCGCCTTCCCCAAATGCATCTGAGCTGTGCGATGCCCAATCATGCACAGGAGTAGCCTTAAATTGCTCTAGTTTGTCGTTAAACTCGCGTCTGTAGTTTTGCAGTGCTCTGATACCGAATTTACATTTCTCAGCGTCAAACCATGCGTTTTTAAGCATCTGACGTGTTGCTTCAATTCGGTCTTCAACGCCAAGTCTTGCACCCTTAGTCATCTTGTACCCAAGCTTAGCCATTGTTTCTTCACGACTCACACCGCTTGAAAGATCACGTGCGGCAATATCATGTGGAGCAAAGTGTTTCGCATACTTATAGCCATGCTTTTCTGCTTTCTCGTCAAGGATGCGTGCATAGTGTGATAAAGGCTCGTTATTCGCCTCATAGTGATCAATGACTCGAATCTCTTTGCCGTAGACTTGGAAGAACCAAATAGCAGTAGGATCAAGGATCCCTAAATCCCAAGACGTATAAACAGGCAAATTCGGGTCATGAGGAACCTTGCATATACGGTTTTCACGCTTGATCTGTTCAAACTCAGACTTATAGATTGCACCGTCTGCGATTTCTTTAGGCTTGCCTAAATAAATATGCTCATATTCATCGTAGTCAGTGTCACGCATCTGCTCTGCAAGCTTGATTAAGTCTTCTGGACAGTGCTTGTTGTCTGTGTAATTGATCTGAACAACCACCGTGTCATCACGCTCAACTGTAACGTAATCAGCATAAACTGCATCACTTGGCAGCTTAGGGTTCATCGACATGATGATCATACAATTCGGAGTACGAACAACTGTAGGAATAAGGATTTTCAGAGAGTAAGCACTAACGGTCTGTGCTTCTTCAATCCAAGTGATTGTTGCACCTTCAAAAGACTTAACAGAATCAACTGTATGGTTTTGCAGGCCAGAGAAAGAAAACTCAGTCCCATTTTGACCCCGTATTTCAGTGTCAAGAATCTGGTAAAAGCCTTCTAAGCCAAGTGAAACAATTCGATCTGATAAAAGCTTGTGTACTGATTGCTTAATTGATTTCTGAATTTCACGACAACATAAAATACGGTGCTTTCTTTGGGCGCCTTCAATTAATAAGAAATCTGCTATTTCCCATGATTTACCACCACCACGACCACCATGAAACACATAAAATAATTTGTTAGTAGAAAGGTGCTTGTAAAGCGGCTTGAATTTACTAGGTACTCGTTTCTCCATCATCTTCGAATACCACCTTTAAATTCATATCAACTGAGCCGCTGTGCTTTAACTCAACCTTTTCATTAAACATATTCATATGCTTACCAAGCAGCTCATTGGCTTTGTTAGCAGCGGAAAACTCACGCTCTGCCATAGCTTGCTCAGCAATGTCTCGAAGGTTTTTAATTACCATGTACTGATCAACACGCAAGTCAGCCATTCGTTCTAGATTTAGATACGCAATCCGATCTTGAACATCTTGACGCTTAAATACATCCCAAGCATTTTGACGTTTCTCGTATCCGGCAGCTAAGCCAGCCTCAGAAATTCGTAATTTGGGATTTGCAATATATTCTTGGCAGAACTTTTCATGACGCTCGTTCTCTAAAGGTTCTGCGCCTTTGATTTGTTCTTCCATTTAACACCTACTCACATTTAACACTTACAACACCAATTCCATTAAAGAAATCATTTTGGTCTTGGATTGTTTTATCAATATATTCTTGTGAAGCATTGCCTTTAACATCTTCTTGAAGGACAAATGGAATGCCATTAATACTAATCTGTGTGCCCTTTGGGATAATTCCGCACTCTAAAACCGAGTCAGTCATTTTATTTCTCCAATGCGAATTTAAGATCATCAGGTGTTTCCAAATAACACCCTTGTTTGTTGCACCATGCGTGAATGTCGTTTAGGTATTCTGTGAATTGAGCTGTACTTGCGTCAGTCGTGCTCATTAGCTCACATAGTCCGTTTGCCACATCTTGGTAGAGAGGATGCTTAGAATCCTTAAGCTCTCTAACAGCCTTGAATGTTTTCTTGTATTGACCTACGTCATCACGATCATAGATCTTTGCTAGGAAGTGCTTCTTAAAGAAAAGATGTTCGTAGTCTTTATCCGTTCCCTGCTTCTTAGCCCATTGATTAAGCCACATCCAGTACAGACGGTTTTGGGCTTTAGATCTGTCTTTCTCTTGTGGTGCGATTAGAACTACTAACGGCTTCCCTTCGTTCGCTGCCTTTGCGTGGTTAGTATTGAGATAGTCAATTACATAGTTGATGTCAGAATGGTTTTTGATGACGAATCGTGGTTCCATTTTGACCTCGCAATAAAAAACCACCCGAAGGTGGCTCTGTTTTAATTTCCAGATAATGTTCTCAGAAATGCTTTATTTATCTTTTCTTTAACTTCTTGATCTAGATTTGCATCATATATCAAAATCATTCGTGCATGATTAAATTCATATGAAGTTCTATCGTAGTCTGTACTTCTTAAATAGTGGTCCAACTGATCACTTTTACTCACGCCTGAGAATCCAAAACCATTTTCATTAACAGAAGCTTTAACATAGTCACTTATTTTCATTTTTAATGCCTAATTATCAAGAGCATTCACTATATCAAAAAACATCACCATCTTTAAGACTAAGCATCCGCTCTGTTTTTTCTAACATCTTGCTGAACCATTCTTTTGATTCTACAAGTCCCATCCCTCGATACTGGTCAAACCATTGATGACAGGTATGGCACAACGGAATAGTGTATTTATCATCTGCTTTAATGCCCTTGCCTTTACCATGTTCGCTGAAATTAGAATGAGCCGCTTGTGAGTGAGGATAGCCGCATCTAACGCAGGGTAACGCTCTTATTTCGTTTAGCCTCTTTATCGAACGCATTTTCTAGATTCTCTATTCTGGTTCTGAGAGTATTTACTTCACGCTGACATTCAGTCTTAAACGTATGGCTACTGAATAAATGGTTATAATTTTCTAACCGGCTAAGATTGCGTTTATAGATTTCTAAATTCTTCTTCGCTTCGATTGTGTCCATGTTCACACATCCTTAACTAATCTTTCAGCCACCACGATTGACACGTAAGATGAGTGGTTTACTCGTCCATTCTTAATAAACTCAACCTTCATGTGATTAAGCGCTTCAATTTCTTCTTCAAAGGTATTTATTACATAGGCGTCTAATTCGTTATTAAAATTTGGATCCGCCAAATAATCAGATAATGTTTGCCTTATATCTTTTGAAATCTGATTAACGAAATGACGTCTAGACTTTTCGTTATTCTCTTTATAGAAGTCACTTGTGTAATCTTCTGGACCAGAGTGATAAATCATTTCATAAATAATCATGTTCACCCCAAAAAAGAAAACCCCGTCAAACGACAGGGCTACAAATTTAACTTAGATGAAACAAGCCAGAGGTCGTCAACCCTCTAATTCAGCTGTACAGCACCTATGCACTAAGGTTTTGCATCTTATTGGTAGTACGTATAACCCTAACTGTTTGCTTGCTTCTCTAAATTAAGAACATCCTAAAGGAGGCTACAAACACTTAATCTTTCCACACTTTCTGCATTCTTTCTGATTGAACATGTAGGATTCATATTCCCAAACATGAAAACAGAATACTTGCCTGATAATTTGGAGCATGTGAACCTCCTAGAAATTGGCGGAAAGTATGAGGTTCGAACTCATGCGTCGCTGATAGCAACAATGGCTTAGCAGGCCATCCCCTTTACCAATTCGGGCAACTTTCCTATAGGCAACAAAAAAAACCCACGATTAAGTGAGCTTTTAAAATTGGTGAGAACCCTTGAGGCTTACAGACTATTTCACTCTAGGGCATATTTAATCTCGATCGGCGAAAGACGCTGTAAGAATCCATCACCTAGTGGCACCTTACTTACACTTCGCACCACTCTAACATAAATATGCCATATAACTTGCGCAAGGTCAACCTGATTACTTGTCTCTATTCTTTAAGTCAAAACGAATGAATGGGTATCTACAATGCATAGCTGCTAAACCACAGCGAACATCTTCACGAGCATCGTGTTGGGTACGGAGAATGGTTGGGCTATCTACACGCCCTACTTTAATCACCATGTCTGACCATGAGTTGCCATAAAGATAGCGATCAATCACAGCATCCAACCACTCATCAAGGATTTCTGACTGCCCTTGCATATCCAAGATAAGACGTTGAACTGCACGCGCTTCATTATCTGTAATTTCACATGTTATACGCCCACGCCCCTTAGGAATGATTAAATCATCTGAGCATAACCAATCAGCCATGATCTGCTCTTTACCTTTCACCTCCTGCTTGCGCTTCTTGGCAGCCTGATCCATAGCGACAGCAATCGGGTTTATGCTCTTCCCACAAGTTCCAGAATTTGAGTACATCCAAGCCCCAAATTGATAAAGCCATTCTTCTAGACTGTATTTAGTCCAGTCCGTTGTTTGCATAATGTGATTTACTGCCGCATTCATACCGTCACCCTAACCTTTCAATTCTTCAAATTCTGCTAATGTAATTTTTATAAATGGGTCATCAATGCAATACTCTTGATCAATAACAGGAGCACTTACATACACATCATTCCCATTAACCAGTGCGAACTTCTCTACAAAGCGACAACCACAATATTTGCCAGCAAACTTCTCGCAGTTATAGATACCGCAAACACCACGAATGTCATCCTCCCAAATAACAACCTCATGATTCACTCTAACAACGAAAAACTTTTCACCGCCTGTCCATCCCAATGTTTGAATATCCGCTTGTCCTGAAGTTTCTTGATTCTCTTGTTTGATAGACAAGCCACTTTGACTCTCGTTTTCTTCAATTTCTGAGAGACTACAGATACTTATTGCTTGACCGTTGCTTGATTCATTACTCATCACGCCACCTTCAACCGTTTCATTGCTTCTTCAATCCAATTGAGCACTAAGCCGCTTTGAACTTGCTTTGTAGTGCCACGAATCACAGTCCATCCGTGAATAGCTGCAACTGAGTATTTCTCGCAGTCTGCTGTGTAGCCTTCACCTCGTGTGTGACGTCCATTACTGAATGCGCCACCTTCCACTTCGACTAAGATTGGATAACCTTCAATTCGAAAGTCAGCCTTCCAACGACGCTCAGAATGGAATCTAAACTCCTGCTCATAAGCGATCTTCATCACATCAAGCTGACGGCAAAGCATTGCTTCACCTTTGCTAACACCTTGTCTATGCTTCAATGGCACGCTAGAACGCGCCATTGGCTTAGAACTTTTCCTTTGAGCCTCTTTGAATGTGGTCATTGGTCACCTGCCTCAAGAACGTCGGTTCTTTCACGCGCCAGATATAGGTCAACTTCTTCAAGCAAGGTTTCATAGCGTCTTTTCGCTTCACTACCCAATACAGAGGCTTCCTTCTGAATTTCCCATGCTTTGTTGTAGTCCTTTTTACTGTGCACTGGCTCATCAGGGTCGTGCACAAAACAATCCCGAAATTCTTCAAAGCGATTGATAGATTCTCTATGAACTTGAATCCAATGAATGAACATCATTCCGATTTTGGCTAATTCTTCATTGTTCATTCCTCATCCTCCGAAGTCTTTAACGGCTCTGGTTTAAAATCACAACGTCCGTATATATCTGGTATTTTCTTGGGAGTTCCTTCCCCCTTGAGCGCTTGTCTCACTTCTCTAATCAAAATACTTTCAAGCAAGTTTTTGCTTACTATTGATCTAATTCTTGCTAGGGTAAATTCAGCTTTTTCTAAAGCACCCACCCGCTTTTGCAGCTCATCACTGCTCTTAACCTCTTTCACATACATTTCATCAAGTGTTTCCGCTACAAATATGTATTCATTTAATTGTTTTTGCAGCTCCTCCACTTTCGCTTGCTGTTCTTTGAGAACATTTTCAATTTGCTTACCGACTTCATAACGCTCAATGTAGTGGTAGCTGCCATTCTTTAAATGGAATCGATAAGGATTTCCTAACTGATCCGCCCAGCACTCAAAGCTAATGATTTCTCTCAGATCAATATGTTTGTTTGGTTGATATTCACACCAGTTGCCTGACACTTTAATTTTGAAGTTCTTATCAAACATCTTTCACCTCACACATTGGGCTGATGTGGTTTTCTGGTTTGTCTAGGATTTCTAATTCCCTCGAATTCGATGGTTTATCAATGCGGTGGCCTGCTGCGATTTCTTCAGGGGTGGCGTGACGAATGTCAGATTCAAATGAGTAGCTTTTCCGTCCATTTGGCATAAGCTGAACTTTTGTTATTGATCCTGATATCTCATAGATTTTGTACAACCCTTTGTTTGAAAACTTAGGATGTACTACGTAATCCCCGACTTTAAACTCACTCAT